TTAAGTTTAGGAGACAATGAAAAAGTTCAACTTGGTGCAGGAACAGACCTTGAATTATACCACGATGGCACAGACAGTATTATAGAAAACAATACAGGTGAGTTATTTATTCAAGGTAATAATATAACTCTACGTAGTGATACAAGCACTGAAACTTTTATTGCTATGGATAAAGATGGTGCAGTAGAACTTTATCACGATAATAGTAAAAAACTTGATACTGATTCTGCAGGTATTAATGTTACTGGTCAAATTGATGTTAGTACAAATGTTAATATCACAGGTGATTTAGATGTAGGTGATGATGTAAGTCTATCATCAGATGCCGCAATAATTAATCTTGGAGCAGATAGTGAAGTAAATATAACACACGTAGCAGATACAGGTGTTACTCTTAATGTAGAAAACAGCACTACAAATGCTGTTACTGACCTACTTAAACTGCAAGTACAAAGCAGTGGCACACCTGCCGTGGGTAT